CTATACCGCTGCGGCAAACCATATTTGCCAAGAGATGCCGGCTTTTATCCGGCCAACCATCACGGGCGGTACAGGGTCAGGTTTTAAGGTAACCGCTGCAGTTTTTTATCGATACGCAAAATCGCCGCTTTGATGCAGCAAGATGCGGCAAATCAAGGCAAAGTTGTGCAAATAAAAATGTTGCACAAATCCTATTTAAAACAGTAAAATTTTTGCAGGGACCTCGCGTCCAAAATAAGCATGATGAATTTCAACTCGCCAGAGTGGCACCTCCTGCGCAAATGGGCTGAAGAGCAATTGCGCAAGTGCCGCGAGAAGAATGACGCTGTCAGTCTCTCCGATCTCGAGACAGCGGCTTTGCGAGGGGAGATACGCTTTATCAAAAGATTTCTCGACTTGCCGGATGCGGCAACTCGGGGTGTAGTGGTTGAGCCGGACGAATAGTCCCGCCCAACCGTCGTGTGAGGCCGCCGAAAGGTGGCTTTTTTATTGGAGAGCAACGTGGAAGAAAACCAACTGTCGATGGAAGACGCACAGCGTTTGTGGGATGAGGAGGCTGCAAAGCTGGAAGCTGACAACCAGTCCGCTGACCAGACAATAGCCGCTGCACCGGAAGAACCGCTGCAGGACGAATCTCAGCAAGCTGAACCTGAACAGGCAAGTGCAGAGCCAGAACAGCCGGAAGACCCACTGGCGGGATTGCCAGATATCGTCAGAGCGAAGTTAGCTCAGATCGATAGACTGACAGAAGCCAATGCTCAACTGCTGCACCATGTAAAAACTGCAGAGGGTCGTGTGGCCGCAATGCAGCGAGAGTTCCAGCAGGCTCGAATGGCGCAACAAAGCGTTGCCCCACAAGACGCCCCGTCACAGGGACAGATCGCAACTGCAGCCAAAAACCCGGAGAAGTGGGAGCAGCTCAAGCAGGATTTCCCTGAATGGGCCGGCGCGATGGAAGAGTACGTTGCGTCTCAGCTTGGGTCCGTCCAACCGAATGCCAACATGCTGACACCTGAACAGGTGGCAGGTTATGTGCAGCAACAGGTTGAGCAAACCAAAGCGGAGATGAAACAAGCTCTTGAGGAAGCGCGTGTCGAAGGCAAGTATGAAAACTGGCGAGAGCTGGTCAATACACTGGAGTTTACTCAGTGGTATACCGCGCAGCCAGCCGAAGTACGCGCCTTGGCAGACAGCTCATCGGCAAAGGACGCCATCTTGATGTTGGACATGTTCCACGACACCAAGAAGCGTTCAGCGTCGGATATCAAGCAAGAGCGGAGTCAGCGGCTTTCTGCTGCTGCGACAACTCGACCCGGACAGACACCGCCGCCCAAGACTATGGACGACATGTCTTTTGAAGAACTTTGGAATTACGAAGCCGCAAAGCGTGAGAAGGAAAAAGCGCAACGCGGTTACTAACCTGATTTGAAAGGAAATAGCAATGTCTATTCAAAATTACTCCACCGTTGCCTCGCGTAACCTTATTCGCGCGGCACAAGGCATGCTTGAGCATGCACAGCCCATCACTGTTCTGGGTGACTTCGGTACCCAGCGCGAGATGCCGATGAACTCGACTGACACCTTGGTGTTTCGTCGTACGCTGCCGTTCGGTGCTTCGACCACCGGCACCACGGTTGAAGGTTCTTCCCGCTACGTTGGCACCCCGCAGATCACCGCATCGAACTTCGTGCTGGCAGAAGGCGTGACGCCGAACTCCAACACGATCTCGTTCCAAGACGTGTCGGTGACCCTGCAGCAGTACGGTGTTCTGTTCAAGTACAGCTCGAAAGTTGAGCAGCTGTACGAAGACGACATCCCGGGCGAAATGGTCAAGCTGACTGGCGAGACCATGGCTGAAGTGATGGAACTGGTCCGCTATGGTGTTTTGAAGGCTGGCTCGACCGTTGTGTACGCCAACGGCACCACCCGTGCCGGCATCAACACCGCGATCAGCTTGAACGCCATTCGTAAAGCTGCACGTACGCTGGAATCGAACCGTTGCCGCCGCGTGACTTCACGTCTCGCCCCCGGCGTCAACTTCGGTACCCGCGCTGTCCAGCCTGCTTACGTTGTGTTCTGCCACACCGATGCCGTTGCTGACATCCGTAACCTGCCCGGCTTTACCCGTGTTGAAGAGTATGGTTCGTTCAAGCCTATCCACGATCGCGAGATCGGCGCATGCGAAGACTTCCGCTTCATCTCTTCGCCGCTGCTGACTTCGTTCGCTGCCGCTGGTTCGAGCACGCTAAACGGCATGCTGTCGGTCGGCGCTGCCAACGTGGACGTGTATCCGTTCCTCGTTATCGGTGAAGACGCATGGGGTCAAGTTGCACTGAAGGGCATGCAGGCCATCAAGCCTGTCGTCCTGAAGGCATCGCAGACCAACCACGCTAACCCACTGGGCCAGTTTGGCTACGTCGGTGCTTCGACATGGTTTGCTACCGTCCGTCTGAACGACGCATGGATGGCCCGTATCGAGGCTGGTGTAACCGCTCTGTGATGATTAGCCGGGGCTATGGCTCCGGCATCTACTTGAAAGGAAAACACCATGTCCGAAAGCATTAATGTGCGGATGGTCAAGGTACCGGATGAACTCACTTCGCGTGAAATCCGGTTCTTGTTCGAATCCGTTTTGACTGATTTGGCTGCATTGGCCGCGTCGCATAATCAGCTTCTAACTGATTACAACGCGCACGTTCACGGCGGAGTTACGGCAGGTGCCGCAAACACCTCAAACGTGACTGACTCCACGGCTGTCGCAGTCACTCTCAACACCACTGCATAAAGGAACTCATCATGTCCTACAATATTGAACAAGCAAATGCCAGCTATATGTCATTTACTGCGGCGGGCCTTGCAGAAGGTACCAACGCTAACACCTACAAGACCGTCAACACGCTGACTTACACCAGCGACGGTGTATTGAAGTCAAAAAGCGCTACTGACAATATCGCCATGACTTCGACTGCAGGTACCGTTCCTCCTTCCAGCGCAGCCCTGTATGCGGTCTGGATCGATGGCTCGGGCAACTTCAGCAACAGCCGTGGTCCTGTCGTTACTTCGGGTGATCCTTGCCCAGTGCCGACTGCACCGGCTAACAACCTGACTTTGGTTGGTCTCATCAAAGTGACCACCAATTCGTCAACCACCTTCACTCCGGGTAGCACCGATCTGGGTAACGCTGGCGTTACTGATCTGTACTATGACTGCAGCGTCATGCCCGGCGCAGCTATCTAAGGTTGCCGTCCTCCTCTCCGAGGGGTTCTTGGAAGGCCACTTCGGTGGCCTTCCTTTTTTTGACGGTTTGGTTTTTTAACGCAAGGAGAATGGCAAATGTCTAAAACAAAAATGACCGGTATTGAAATTAACGATGACGATCCTGTTATCGACACTGTGGCAAGCAACAAAGACTTTAACGATATTGTGACCACCGAAGCTTTCATGAACGAACTGGTGACTATCGTTGTGCATTCGACGACTGATGAGAATCAGCCGCCACAGGTTATCGTTAATTGCAATGGCATGAATCAACCCATCATTCGCGGCTACCCTACTGAAGTCAAACGTAAATATGTAGAGATTCTGGCTCGAATGAAAGAGACGCGGTACAGCCAGCATACGCCTAACCCGTCCGAGCCTGATCGGATCGTGATGAGCGCACGGCATGGTTTGGCTTATCCGTTCGATCTGGTGGAAGACAAAAACCCTCGTGGCCGTGCATGGCTTAACAACGTATTGGCTGAACCAGCATGACCTTCCTAGAGCTAGTCAACCGGCTGCGCGTTGAGTGCGGCGTATCCGGGCCGGCGCTGACCACGGTTGCAGGCCAACTTGCGGGCAGTGAGAATGCCCGCATGGTGGCTTGGATTCAGCAGGCTTGGAATGACATTCAAACCAGCAAGGAAGACTGGCTCTTTTTGCGGGAACCTTTTCAGTTCAACACGGTTACACAGCAGCAGATTTACACGCCGGCGCAAGCCGGCATCACCGCCAGTACGTTCGGAAACTGGAAGCGTGACAGCTTCCGGTGTT